TTGGGATCGGATAGAGGCAGGTGAATATGCACTCGTCGATCCCGTTGATTCAGGAAATATCCTTTATCTAACGGAACCAGATTATATAATCTTGGTGAGGCAATCCCTTAACTCTGGTCGCAGACCTTTGGTCTTAGCTCGTCCGTCTGACTCTCGTCCTACGTCTCAACCTTCGCCATCTACGGATGGTTCCCAAAACTCCCCCCCAGAATGGTATCTGGGGCGACGCATCTCTAAAGGTCCAATTACTCGAAGGTATAAATCCCTCTTTCATTGGGTTCCTAAAGTCGTACGTCGTTTTGGATTAAAGGAGAATGTGGAAAACCTGGCCGTTGTGACTAAGGGAAACCTTAGGCCACTTTTCATGTTGTGGGGTTTACACCTCTACGTGAAAGTCGTGGGACTTGGTTCAACTTCAAGGTTCAGGAGTGAGATGAGTTCTTTTATCAAATATTTGATTGGGATTCTCGAAACTCAGGGGATAGGTGCTTTAGTCGTGAGACTAAAGGTGATGTATTTTGTCCTACAGACGTTTGTTAGTGGGACAAAACTTACATCATCGCAGGCCGTTGGCCTTCGCGTCCGCCTAACCGCTGGGCTTCCCTCCTCTTTTCCTAAGAGCGTTCGCATGGCGATACGTTCCAACAATATGTCGGTAATACGGTTGTGGAGTTCTCTTCTGTATATTTATAAGTCGCTGGAATCTTCTCATAAGATTCCTTCTTTTAGCGCTATCGGAAATATATTCCGTACAGATCATAACTTTACTTTCGTTAAAACGAGGTTTGATGTCTTCCTCCAGACGGAGGCCAAACCTTGGTTATCGGGATTGGGAGCCTCTGAACTTCTATGTTCAAATCTGGCCCCGGTTGAGCCTTTCTTGGCTACAACCGCGGGTCCTAACCACTCAACGTCCATTGCTTCCTACCCTATCGACACCTTTTATTGGGTCTCGAGGGGATGGAAACTCTCACCTTTGGTGAGTTATATGGATGCTGTTGGAGCAACAAGCTTCAGGACTCGAATTGAGTCTTACGCTGTTGAGATGTTGAAATTCGTCTTGGATGACGATTGGAAGGAGGCTTGGAAATTATCGTCAGACTTCGGAGACTCGGTCAATCTCGATCCGGAGAAACTAGCACACTACTTTCCCACTCACTCTAAACTTGAAGGCCCAAAAGGCAGACAAGTTAAAGTGATCCGCCCGTCAGGCGGAAAGCTTTCTCTAATCAAGGAAGCTGCTGGTAAGGTTAGGGTGATAGCTATCCCTGATGCATTGACGCAGAGTGTTCTGAAACCTATGCACAAAGTGCTGTTTGACATACTACGTATGTTACCGTCTGATGCAACTTTCGACCAGCAAGGTTCACTTCGAACCTTTGCTGAGTCTGGTCACAAGGATGTTTATTCTTATGACTTGAAGGCTGCAACAGATACAATACCTTTGGTGTTGTACACTTCTATGTTGTCTAGTCTTTTCGGAACTGAGATCTCT